TAAGCAAGAAGTGTGGGATCAAAGGCAAGCAGAGATGAAGCCCACAACAAATCACCTGCTTCAGTTGCTTACATACATGAAGCTAAAGAATGCTAAAGAAGGATTTTTCCTTTATGAAAATAAAAATACACAAGAGCTAATTGTTATTCCAATTTCAATGAATGAAAAAAACAAAGAAATTATTGAAGAAGCTTTTAGATGGATGTGCGAAGTATGGGATAACTTTAAAGATGGCGATCTGCCCATGAGACCAGCGGGAGCAACGAAATCCAAAATGCCATGTACGTACTGCCCCGTTAAAAAGGAATGCTACTCTGGATTAATTGGAACAGTTGAAATAGATACATATAAGGTTCCAAAAATATGATTTGTTCAAATAAAACATGTCAAAAAGAATTTGAGCCTAAAACACATAATCAAAAATATTGTGTAGCTGAATGCTGTCGAATTGAAACAAATAGACGAATAATGGAAAAGTATTATGAAAACAAAGCAATTAAAAATGGTGCCGTTAGACCGTGTAAAAAATGTGGAGCCCAACTGAGCAGATACAATAAAGGCGTTCTTTGCTCTGCTTGCCATAAAAAAATAAATACCGATACAAAAAATAAGATAATGGAAATGATTAATGAAATTAGCTGACCTAGTAAAAACTAAAGCAAATAGAGTTTTGGGAATAGATGCTTCTACAAACTCAATAGCTTTTTGTTTAATGGAAAACGATCTTCCATTAAAATGGGGTAAAATAAATTTTGTCGGTCAAGATATATATGAAAAAATACATGACGCTAAAATAAAAACTAATCTAATGTTAGATGAATTAAAAAGTGATTATATTGCGGTAGAAGGGGCCATACTTGTCAGATCCCCTGATGCTGTGATAAAATTGTCTTATGTATACGGTGTCGTTATTGCTGAGCTTATGTCTACTGGCGCTTCCGTTATTACTATATCCCCTAGTTCTTGGCAGGCATATATTGGAAATAAGAACCCAACCAAAGAGGAGAAGGCGGCTATCAGAGTAAAGAATCCAGGGTACGCAGACTCATGGTATAAAACTCAATTACGTAATATGCGTAAACAAAGAACAGTAGATTATTTTAACAGCAAGTATAATTTGTCTATAACAGATTTTGATGTAGCAGATGCATTCGGCATTGCTCATTATGCAAACAAGGTATTAACTCAAAGATGATGTGCAAACACGTTTATGAATATGTAAACCAAGATACTTGTCCGTATTGTGGTAAAGATACTCATGAAACAGACTGGGAATATCAATGGTCTTTGCATAAAGAATGGATCGCCAGTGGGAAAGCTACATTACAGGGGTGGTGGTCTATTTGAAACTATATCAAAGCAAGGATTGGCTATATAGAAGATATGTAGTTCAAAAGAAAACGGTAACGGAAATTGCCGATGAATGTAAAGTCTCTGCTATGACCATACAGAGGTATCTAGAGCAGTTTAAATTAATTAGGAGGCGGTAATGTTAAGACCAGTGTTTAAAGATGTATCAGATTTTAAATGTGAAGACCTGTACCTTCATTCGGTAGGTGCGCCATCGGGTAATAAAATATGGGCGGCATGCCATGAGATTGCCCATATGCTTATTGATAAGAATATATCGTATGGAGACTCAGCCTTGAACCCAATTAGAATATTTTCTACGACGGACGCAACAGAGCAATTAAAAGTTCGCATAGATGATAAACTAAATAGAGTAAAGAATAACCAAGGGTTTGCTGGAGATAATGATATTGATGACCTTATTGGGTATTTAATTCTATATAAAATAGCTAAATCCAGTTGATTTTTTAGTCGACTAGAAGTATAATGTATATATGAGCGAAATAGAATTATCTGAGCGCTTTGACAGAATGAATAAAGTTGTCGAAGAGTTATTAAAGGGAAACAGCCCAACGCAAATTGCCACCTCAACGGGACTTCAAAGAAAAGAAGTTCTTGAATTAATTGACGACTGGAAGCAAGTAGTTCATAATGATAGCAACATAAGAGATAGGGCAAGAGAAGCTATATCTGGTGCTGATCAACATTACGACATGCTTATAAAAGAATCATGGAAAACCGTAGAAGATGCAGATCAAACAGGGCAGCTCGGAATTAAGTCTGGCGCATTAAAGTTAATTGCAGACATAGAGGCAAAAAGAATTGGAATGCTTCAATCTATAGGCGTATTAGAGAACAATGAAATTGCATCTCAGATTGCTGAAACAGAAAGAAAGCAAGAAATTCTTGTAAAAATTTTAAAAGAAGTAACTGCTGTTTGTCCTAAGTGCAAGATGGATGTAGCAAAACGACTATCACAAATTACTGGAGTAGTAGAACCTATAGAGATTATCGAGGAAGTTAGTGGATCTTAATTTTAATGACTTAATTGATATTCTAGACGGAGAAGAGTTTGAAGAAAGACCTGTAGATTTAAAAACTTTTGTAACTAGTCCAGATTATTTAGGGCTTCCCACACTATCTGAATATCAATATACGCTAATAGAAAAAAGTTCTACTATATATAAAGAGTCTACTTTAATGAAATTGTTTGGAGAGGAAGAAGGAAAAAGACAATTTAAACAAACCTGCAATGAGGTAATTGCACAGCTGGGCAAAGGAAGCGGAAAAGATTATTGTTCAACAATATCCGTAGCCTATATGGTTTATTTATTGTTATGTCTAAAAGATCCCGCTTCTTATTATGGTAAACCTCCTGGAGATACAATAGATATTATTAATATTGCTATTAACGCTCAACAGGCAAACAATGTATTTTTTAAAGGATTTAAAACAAGAATAGATAGAAGCCCATGGTTTGCGGGTAAATATGATCCGAAAGCTTCTGAGGTAAGATTTGATAAAAATGTTAACGTATACTCAGGACACTCTGAGCGTGAGGCCTTTGAGGGTTATAACGTAATAGCCGTAATTCTTGATGAGATATCGGGATTTGCTACAGAAAACACTACTGGACACGATCAAGCAAAAACTGCAGACGCCATATACGATATGTACCGTGGATCTGTTGTATCTCGTTTTCCAGAATATGGAAAAGTAATATTACTATCTTTTCCCAGATTTAAAAATGATCCTATTCAAAAATTTTATTCTTCAGCTATTGCTGAAAAAGAAACAATTATTAGATCTAAGTTATTGAAAATGGACGACAGTCTTCCAGATGGTATGCCAGGAAACGAAATTACTGTTGAGTGGGAAGAAGATCATATAATTTCTTATAAAATACCAAAGGTGTATGCTTTAAAAAGGCCAACTTGGGAAGTTAATCCTACAAAAAAAATAGAAGATTTTAAAGTAGAGTTTTATAAAAATATGCCAGACGCTCTCAGCAGATTTGCTTGCATGCCATCGGATGCAGTAGATGCTTTTTTTAAATCTCGTGAAAAGATAGAGAAAGCTTTTAGGAATACAGCCTTAGCAATAGATCAGTTTGGTAGATTAGAAAATTGGTTTGTCCCAGACGAAGGCAAAGAGTATTTTATTCACGTAGACCTTGCACAAAAGCATGACCATTGTGCTGTAGCAATGTCGCATGTAAGCAAGTGGGTTAACGTAAAAGTAACTGACACTTATTCGCAGCCAGCTCCGATAGTTGAAGTAGATGCGGTGAGGTATTGGACACCAACTCCAGACAAGTCAGTTGATTTTGGAGAAGTTAGAGACTATATTCTTTCGTTAAGAACCGCAGGATTTAAAATAAAGCTTTGCACATTTGACCGATGGAATTCTCATGACATGATGCAGCAACTCAAGCAATATGGAATTAATACTGAGACTTTGTCTGTTGCTAAAAAACACTACGACGACATGGCTATGATTGTTCTTGAAGAAAGACTTAATGGTCCTCATATTCCACTTTTAATTGATGAACTTTTGCAGTTAAAAATTATGAGAGATAAGGTTGATCACCCCCGAAAAGGCTCAAAAGACTTGGCGGATGCCGTTTGCGGATCTATTTATAATGCAATCGGAATGACAAGACATAACTTAAACGATGAAATATCAATACACACATATGAGTCTTATAGCTATGACGATGATTTTAATCAGGATGATCCAGACACAAATAGGTATAACATGATTCGTGCCCCAAGGATGCCCGAGAACTTAAAAGAATATATGGACGGAATGAAAATACTATGAGTACATATCAAGAAAAAGCTAAAGAATGCAAGTGCTGTGGAAAACATGTTCCGCTGCCAACTGTTTTAAAAGAATATAATGGAATAACTGTTTGTCCTACAACTTTTGCAAACATAAATGAATATAAAAGATTATGGAAATCTTTAGGCAACAGACCTTCAGGCAACATAAGAAAACATTTTTCGGAATATGTACAGCAATTAGTAGAAGAAACTATTGACAAAAATGAAGACGGTACGCTACAATAGACACTTGGCAACAGTAGCCAAGTTGGTCAAGGCCCCGAACTCATAATTCGGTTATCGTAGGTTCAAGTCCTACCTGTTGTACAAGGAGAAAAATGGAAGAAGATAAGCTAGAGTATTATTTGTCCATAGGGGCAATAGAAGTTGTAGGCGTTGACGAAAGTGGAGAGATGATATTTTCCATGACCGAAGAATGTAAAGATCTTGCTCCTGAATTATGGGAGGCGCATCAACAACACGTTGATGAAACATTAATTCAGCTTTTAGAAAAAGGTTTAATAAATGTTACTTACAATGAAGATCTTCAGGCAATAATTGAAATATCTGAAGAAGGTAAAGAAGAAATTAAAAAAATGGGTCTAATCGAGTTCCCCTACAATGAAAAAGATATTCCAAATAATTAGGCCTTTGTAGCTCAGAGGACAGAGCAGGACTCTTCTAAGGTCTTGGCCGCAGGTTCGACTCCTGCCAAAGGCGCCATGCGGGTGTTGCATAATGGTAGTGCTTCTGCCTTCCAAGCAGACAGTGCCAGTTCGATTCTGGTCACCCGCTCCAAATTATGATATAATTATTGCAGGATGCCCATTAGGGATCCTAAATTAATTTATTCGCTTGAAGGAGGAATAAAATGGTAACAACACATTTTGCATGGGACCTTTTTAAGGACCCATTTTTTATTGGATTCGATAGGGCTCTTGACACATGGAATCATGTTCAAACAGTATCAAGTGCAACTAATTATCCACCATATAACGTAATCAAAGTAGACGAAGACAACTTTGTTGTTGAATTAGCAGTCGCTGGATTTAGCAAAACAGATATTGATGTATCTACAGCAGACGGCAAGCTTACAGTAAAGGGAGAATTGAAGACGGAGGATAACGATTCGAAGTTTATTCACCGTGGAATTGCTGCCCGTAAATTTACTCGTGAGTGGGCGCTTGGTGAGTATATGGAAGTAAAGGCTGCGGAACTAAAAGATGGAATGCTTACAATTAGTATTGAACGCATTCTTCCAGAAGAGAAAAAGCCTAAGACCATTAAGGTCAAGTAATAGTATAATATAAACCTGCACCCCGTCACTGGGGAGTCGCAGATTTGGGCATCGCTGCCCAGGATAGTCGGGGGAGACAGCGACTTAAAATAACTGGAATGGTCCTGAGCATGACTATAAACTGCTCATCAAAATTAAGGAGAATTATGTTTGAATACAGAGTAAAGCAAGTAACAAAGATAGTGGATGGAGATACTATTGATGTTGACATTGATTTAGGATTCAGCATCTCCTATTCACAAAGACTCAGATTAGCTGGGATTGATACCCCAGAGTCTAGAACTACAGATAAATTTGAAAAAACTTTAGGGATTGAGTCAAAAGATTATCTTAAATCTAAATTCAAAGATGCAAAAGATATTGTAGTAAAAACAGAAAAGCCAGACAGCTCAGAAAAGTACGGCAGAATTTTAGGTTGGGTATACCTCGATGGAAATATAAAATCTGTAAACGAACAAATGATTGAAGACGGGTATGCATGGGGATATATGGGAGAGACTAAGGTAAAAGATTTTGCCGCCTTGGCTGAAAAGAGAAAAAAGAGCGGTAAATAATGCAAGAGGCTTTATGCTATGACGATGTATTAATACGTCCTGCAGATTTTAGTATTGTAAATACTAGATCAATAGCCAATTTGTCTATGACATTAGGAAACCCAAATAACCCAGAGGCCTGGTTGACGTTGGGGTTTCCAATAATGGTTGCTCCTATGGAATACATTAGTAGTGTAAAAATAATAAATGCAATAAAGTCTGAAGGCGGATTAGGATTTGTTCAAAGGCATCAAGAAGAAGAACAAAAATTTAAACAATATTCTGAGCTAATAAATGGATCGGGATTTTCTATAAATTTATTTCAGGCAAATAATTCAGAGTTTGTTAAAAGATTAGTTGATTTAGATGTTAAAGTAATATTAATAGACACGGCACTAGGCCATACAGATGTTGCTATTAATGCGGTAAAAAATTTAAGAAAAAATGTTCCTAACAGTACCCATATAATATCTGGCAATGTTTCTTCATATAATGCTTATAAAGCATTAATGGAAGCAGGAGCTGATTCAGTTAGAGTTGGAATAGGCGGAGGCGCAGCCTGCATGACTAGAGTTAAAACTGGCTTTGGATTTCCAGTACTTTCTTCTGTTATGGAAATATATGAAAAGGTTAAAGACGATAAGGTAAACGGAATAATTGCTGACGGAGGAATAAATAATAACGGAGATATTGTAAAAGCTTTTGTTGCAGGCGCAAGATCAGTAATGATGGGATCTTTATTTGCTGGACATAAAGAGTGTGACGGTGCTCCAGGTGCTTTTAGAGGCTTAGCTTCAGAAGGAATACAGATAAAGATGGGCACTAAAAATCCTTATTCGGAAGGCGAAGAGGGAAAGGTTATGTTAAAAGGAAACGTCATGGATACAATAAAAGATATAAAAAATTCAATTAGTAGCGGCTGTTCTTATGGGGGAGTCGTAAATCTTTCTGATCTTTCTAAAAATGTTCAGTTTATAAAAGTTTCTAGATCGACTATGTCAGAGTCTAACCATAGGCTGGAGAAATAATGCCAATTTACGAGTATAAGTGCGAATGTTCTCCAAACAGTATTGTTCCTAAAGAAAGATCAATAACTTCTGCAGAACCTATATACCTGTGTAATGAATGTGGTAAAAGACTACAAAGACACTACGGTGGGTTTGGTATTCAGTTTAAAGGTAATGGTTTTTACAAAACAGACAATCCTAAATAGTTCAATGATATAATTAACTAAACAAGCAAACAGTTTGTTTAGGAGTTATAGTTGACTAGGACTAAAGCATGGAGATTATCATTAACATTCATTTTAATGTTTGGATGGCTATTTCTCACACCTGCTTATAGCGATGATCCACTTTCAGTTGCCGCTCAAGAGATAGCGGAACTAAACGAAAAGGTAACAAATCTTACAGAAGAGGCCGATACTAGAGCCTTAATAGACATAGCAGAAGACAAATACGATGCAGCAGTTGCCGCCAAAACGGCAAGAGATACTGCATATCAACAATATGATGCAGCAGTTACTGCAGAAGACACAGCATTTTCTGAAAAAACAACAGCTCAGGCAGCAGTAGATGGGCAAACAGTTACAGTAGCCACAGCCCTAACTAATAAGAATAACGCTCAAGATGCCCTTGATATAGCAAACATAAATCTATCTACAGCACAGTCATATATACAAGGTGGAGTAGGACTTGAATATACTGTTTATCACTTG